CGGGGGTTTCGACTGTCATAGCAAAACCACGTGTTCGGAACCAACTATCTAGGTTGTTCTCAAATCGTCGTAGATCCCTACGTTCCATGATGACTACACAATCATCACCATTGTTGCACAGTTCAACTCGGACCCCTCTTTCCGATGAGTAGGCGTGAATCATTGCGCACATCAACAAGCAATTGCCAAGTGATGTGTTCAAATCTCCAGAGGAACGTGTGCCGTGCATCTTGAAATTGACGGTACCATCTGCCACGTAAGCGACACCCTCATTGTACAACTGCCACTTGAGCATTCGCACTAGACGTTGTGAACCAGGAAACAACTGGGTGTAAAATTCATGTTCATACTTTAAAGCTTCAACACTTACATGCATGTCAAACTTACTGGCATCAAGTCCAACAGCTACTGGGTCTTTAAACAACTCCCATTTCTGTCGGATGATGCTCGCCGAAACATCAGCATTGAAACCTTTAATCACGGTGGCTGGTGTGCGACCGCCGAAGGCTTTATTAATACTGGTGAAGAAGTGATGTTCAGCATGTTTGAGGTACCGTCCCAATTCAAGATTGAAACGTGGACTACGAGGATTAATAACGCGTGGTGCTTTATGTACATCCTGTTTTTCAAATTTCACAAAAGAAGTCAGTCTCGCGTCTGACTTACAAAGCGGTTTGCGATTAAGGCTCAAAAGAGCATTCTCATACACCTTACGCTTAGACCCAGTATAGCGATCAACAACTTGTTGTCGAGTAAGCTGGGGCAAGTTTGGCATATCTTCAACTACCATTCGTTGGAAATTAGCAAATCGTTTATTCGTGAAACCATTTTCGTTGACAGGTAAAGCTGGTCTGAACGTCTCACCTTCCTTACACAGGAAGTATCGTTCGACAAACGCACGTTGTACCGTGTCAACATTGCAATTGTAAACACCCAAATTGTGTGATGGGCCAAACCCGCTCGCTGCAACAAACTTACGGATTTTTGGTGGCATCCCATTCCTGCGCGCACACAACTGACCACTACATTCGGTGACTACACGTTTTAACAACGCTTCATCAACCCGAGTGTCGCAGCCGCGCACAGTGATTGGGCACCCTCAACAAGCTTGTGGTGCAGCGTTCAATGAATTAACATCAAACGCCCACTTCATCCAAGCCGGGAGACGGGTGCGTGTCAGGGCAATATGGTCGAGTAAATCCTCACCAAACATAGCATTCAAGACAAACTGTTGGTGCGATACAATGTCTACATCGCGCACATTCATTTGTCTAGCAACACGCAAATACTCACGTTCAGCGAGCAACATGTTTGCCTCGTTTGGGGATAATCGGCCCAACTTCGCACGTAAATGCAAAGCCATTGACGCCGCAAACTTCGGGACCACACAAGCTGGTGGGGTTTCAACCTCAACCAACTTAAGGGGGTTGACGTTCATCTTCAAGAAGTAGCTGTCCCATTCCTTGAAAGTACGTTTCACACCGATGTTCGCTGTTCTCAACCGAGAGATGTTACACAAATCATATCCTGATTCGTTAAACACCTCAGTCACAACTTGCTCCACACAGTTGCTACGGTAGCCGTAACCAGTATGCAAACGCATGCTGTCACGAATTTCACTTCGGATCTTTTGATCAACAACGAAGTTATCCA